GATAAGATGTACCAGTTTCCACCTATAAAGTGAAACTCAACACAAGCACCTTTTCCAATTTCAACTTCATCATATTGTTCGTCAATTTTGCTCTTATCAGGTCTAATTGTAACTTTGGTAAGAGCTTTGACAACAATGTGGTCAGTTGTTTTACTATCTAATAACAAATCACAATGTTCAACAGTTTTAATTACAATTGCGTATTCACCTGTTGTTGTGTAATTTGATTCGGAAATTAAAGCAACCTCAGATGTTTTTACTTCAATTCCATTAATAATTTTTTTACTTGGTACACTTCTTAATATTGGCATAAAATTAAATTACGTTATATGGACTTGGGAATGCTCTAAACTTTAATTGCTTATTTAAATTTTCGGATATTAAGGCTTCTTTTTCCATTTGTTTTACAGGACTTAATCTTTCAAGACGAAGTTTTAATTCTTCTTCAAGTTTTGCTCTTTCGTCTTTAGCTTCACCTAATAAAGATGTGTAGTCTAATGTTAGTTCAGAGTCAGGGGTTTTAAGGTTACCACTGTATTTACCCCAAATACGTCCTAAAGTTTCTTTACAATATGCCGTGAACCATCTTCTAACCCATTGTTGTGCGGGTGTGTTAAGGTCCTGCCAATTTAAGGCTTCTAACGGAATATCTGATGGTAATCTAACAATGTCAGGATTTTTAGCCAAACAGTCATCACGGTCACCATTAGTATCGTAATACCAATACCAACATCTATATTCGTTAAATCCTATATTTGAAAAATCAAATTTTCCACCTGGTGTGTTGTATAGGTGTAATGCTTTTTTTCCTTCAGGGAGTGCGGTAATTCTATATGTTAAATCACCGACAATCATTCGTTGTTTAAGATTTCTATCCGCCATTCTTAACACAACATCAAAAGCCGGCATCATAAAATAACTTCCACTAGCACCAAATTGTGCATATCCACCAGGTCCACCTAACCCTGTTCCTCCAAATCCGCCAAATCCACCCATAAATGGGTCAAACAATGAATTATTTAACTCGGCTCTCATAAACCATAAAAGTTCATTGATTTCACGACCAGCAGGAATTTCATAAATTTGTTGATTCCTGACCAAATCAACATAATCTTTTTTAAGTACCCAATCACCACCCGCTTGTAATCCAACAATCTTTGAGTATGCGTAAGTGTATTGTGTTTCCCAATCTAAACTTCTTTTAGTTAAAGCTCTGCTTAAAGACTGTTCATCAAGATTCATCCCATACAACGAAGTCCATTGTGATTCAATTAACCAATCTAAAATATATTGTTCGTAATCCCCAATAGCAAGTTCTAATAATGAGTCCATTTGCTCATCTTCTAACTCAACACCTCTAACAGGTGCACCAAGAAGAGCTTTAATTCTTCTATATAGTTTACTTCTTTCTGGTTCTACAATAATTGCCATCTTGTCTATAAATATCAAATATCTCCAAATATGTTTGATTTTGGAAATACATAATTGCCTTCAATAATTTTTGTATTTTCGTTTTTAAAGACAACTGTTTTGTTTTTATTATTAAAAACTAAATAATCGGTTTTATATTGTTTTGGTGCACTCGCACCAAACACCATAACACTATCATCACCAAAATCTTTTACACCGCTAAATGGTTTAATTTGTGCGGTTAATCTTTGGCCATCTTTATTAATAATTGCGTCAACACCCGAAATCATATCTTCTTCAGAACCCAATCCACCAATTTTGTGAACGTCGTCAGTTCCAAATATTTTTCTTAACGCAATAACAGTAATATCTTCTCTTTCCTCACCTTTAGAATCGGTTTGTACCAATTTTTGTACAATATTTTGAAAAGTTTTAGATGTTGACAAGTTAAAGATTCGGTCTCTTAAATCATAAAGATATTTTGTAAATCTTTCAACTTCTTTTATTTGTGCGAATTTATCTTTATCCCTAAATGATATTGGTTTAATATTATTTTTAATTAAATAAAAATTTAAATCATTCATTAAAATACAAAACGAACTGTAATTTGTATTTAATTTGTTAATAACTGAACGACCTGGTTTTCCGTAATTATAAATTCCTGACATTGAACCTGGTTCATATTGGTCTTTTTCAAACCAATATTCTGAAAATTTTTCTTTCATGATTGAGTTGATTGTATTCATGAATTTATATTTTACTTGTGGGTTCATTGAAAACATTTTATTAATTTCTTTAACCTCTGTTGTTGAACAACCTATACTCTCTCTTGTTTCAACAAGTAATTCACCCGCTAACTTTTCTTCGTTAAGTTTTTTTTCGTTTTTAGATGTGAGAAGTTGATTAACAAAGTCCCAATTAATAACTGAGAAAAATTTTCCAATATATTCGTCTTTTTTGTTTTGGTATCTTAAATAATATGCGTGTTCCCATAAATCAAGACCCAATATTGGATATCCACCATCTTTAACTGTATTCATTAATGGGTTATCTTGGTTTGATGTGGTAACAATTTTTAATTTACCTTGACCATTAATTACCAACCAACACCATCCTGAACCAAAATTCTTTTGTGCTTTTTCGGTGAATTGTTTTTTAAATTCTTCGTAAGAACCAAAGTCTTTTTTAATTTTTTCCTCAACAGGACCGTTAATCGTTTGTTTCTTTGGTGATAACATTTTCCAAAACAATGCGTGGTTAAACGCCCCACCTGCATTGTTTTTAACAGTTTTGTTATATCTTGAAATACCTTTTACAATTTCTTCAAGTTCAGCATCGGCACCTTTAAGATTTGCAAGTGCTGCATTTAATTTTTCAACATACCCTTTATAATGTTTGTTGTAATGAACATTCATTGTTTTTGGGTCAATAAATCTACCAAGTGATGAATATGAATATGGTAATCTTTCAATCCCAATTTTTTTCATTTCATTAATAATCTCTTTTTGTTCGTTTTGTATTGATTCTTGTAGGTCTTCGTTGGTAGTTAATTTGTCTTCTAATTCTTCAATTTCGGCTTTTAATTTTTTAAATTTCATAATCTATCATTATCTTATAAATAAATAGATTTTCAAAAAACTTACCTCTTACCAAAAATTTGATTCATAATTTCTTGTACAATCTCAGCCCTGCCCACGTTATCACCCATTACGGTTTCAAAAATATTTTTCTTTTTGTTGAGAATATCATAAATTGTACCCTCAATAGTATTTTCAAATATTGGATAATATACAGATACGTTTGATTTTTGTCCGTATCTATAACTTCGGTCTTCAGCTTGTGCGTGGTCTGATGGAACAAATGATAAATCATTCATAATAACCGCCTCAGCGGCAGTAAGTGTTATACCAACACCCGCAGCTTTTAAGTTACCAACAAACACTTTTATTTTGTCATTGTTTTGAAATTCATCAACAGCGTTTTGTCTTTTCGCTGGTGAACATGAACCATCCAAGTAAACGGCTTGTTTACCAAAATGTTCATAAATCTTATTTAAGGAATCGGTAAAGTTTGTAAAAACTATTACTTTTTTATCTTGTTCTAATATATTCTCAACCAATTCAATGGTTGAACGTATTTTTTCTTGTGCAATTACCTGACGTACTTTTGTTAACTTGGTAAATTGAACGGTTAATGATGAACTCTCATCGGTATTTTTTTCATACCAATCAAAATACTCACCCATTAATTCTTCATATTCTTTTGATTTTAATCTCAAATAAACGGGGGTGATAATTTTATCAGGTAAATCTAATACATCTGTTTTTAATCTTCTTAATACTTGTCTTGTTGTTCGGTCTCTTAACTCTTCTAAATTTGAAGCACCCATAACATTCCAAACTTTTCTATTACCAACTTTGAATTGGTATCCATTACAATATCTAACAACATATGCCATCCAATTTGCCGCCACGGGCGATTCAATAAGTTCCAACAAATTAAAATAATTCATTGGTCGTGATGTCATTGGTGTTCCTGTTAACAACCACAATCTGTCAACCCCCTTCACAAAGTCGTTGATTAATTTTGTTCTTTGTGCGGTTTTATTTTGAATATAATGTGCTTCATCAATAATGACCAAATCAAAATTACTTTTTAAAACACGAGAGTTGTCCCTGTCTTTTGGGTCGTGAAAGTTTTTTAGAATGTCGTAATTAACAATTACAAAATCAGCATCCTCATATCTTTTACTTCCGCAGATATATGTTGAGCGTTTTGTGTAATTTTCAATTTCTCTTTGCCAGTTAATCTTTAATGATGCTGGACAAATAATTAAAACTTTTTTGGCTTCAGTTTCCAATGCCGCCACAATGGTTGATGTTGTCTTACCCAATCCCATATCATCGGCTAAAATAAACCTTTTGGTTTTTACAAGTTTTTCTACCGCCTCAACTTGGTGTGAAAGAAGTGGTCTATGTGAATACTTTGAATAATCAATTTCTTTATAGTATTGTTCGGGGTTTTTGATGATTGCAGCTTTTGGTAACCAAAAATCAGTTAAAGGTTCACTCTCAAAAAAACGACCCCAAATATGATAAGACTTATCTTTTTCAACTAATAACTTTTCAATCCACACTTGTTTTGGTGGAACGGTATAAAGTTTTTCGTTTGATATTTTTTCAGAAAAATAATCATCCAACTCAACCCATTTTTTTGCAACTTTTGGTGTTGTGTTTGAATAATTTAAAATGTATTCACATTGACTTCTTGTTGGAATACCACGTTTGTTTGGGTTAAAAATACCTTTTAATTTTAGGATATAGTTATTTGCACCCTGATAATCATGTAAGGTATTAAGGGCTTTTTGTTCTAATAATCCTGAGTTTTCAATTATGGGGTTTTCCAAATCAAAATAGTTTTAATAAAGAAATATAATCAATTTTCTTGTATTTATCAATAATGACAAATAAAGTACCAATTACACGAATATCCAAATTCTTTGGTGAACAGGATTTTAACCTAAATATATCTATGGGTGAGGAATGGTTATATGGTGATATGAACTTTACATTGGTTTTATATCGTGTTGATAAGAATAAAACAAATCAAGATGATGTTTATGGTGAGGCTTTAACAGACTCGGTGTCTTATTTGGCACCTGTTGAAATTAAAGCGTTTGTTAAAATTGAAGCACCGAGTCAAGCGACTTTTGGTAATTCAAAATTAAGTCAAACTGAACCAGGTAATTTGATTATGAGTGTATATCTTCACTATTTGGAAGAAGAAGCAATTACAATCTCATATGGTGATTACATTGGATATCCTGAAACTGAAAGTAGAATGAGATATTATTCGGTTGCTGATGACGGAAGGATTATATCTGACAATAAACACACATATGGTGGATACAAACCATTTTATAGAACATTTGTTTGTACACCTGTAAGTGAAGACGAATTTAAAGGAATATAATGGCATTACCAAAAAAACTTCTTAAATCAATTTCTTTAACACCAAAGAAAATTCTTCAACCAAGAAGGGAAGAGTTATTAGAACAAATCCAAAAAGATGGAACGTATCTTCCAAAAGGAATATATCATGCCGATTTGGATAGGGGGATGTTGGATTTTGTTAAGAATGATTTGGGAATCAATGTTAACGGAAAAGTTGTTAACACAGTTGATGTTATTATTACCACTCAGAACTGGGCTCAGTTTACACAGACTTGGAATTTCCAAGATTTAGATTCAAACATTAAACCACCTTTTGTTGCAACGGTTAGAAAACCTGAAACACCTTATGGAACAAATCAGGGTGCAACAAATTATAGAATACCAGGTAGACCTTTGTTTCAATACGCATTGGTTCCAAATTTTGACGGAGCAAGAAATGGTATGGATGTTTATAAAATACCACAACCAATTCCTGTTGATATTACATATGAAGTGAAAATTTTCACAAACAGAATGAGGGAACTAAACTCATTCAATCAAAAAGTACTTGATAAATTTTCATCAAGACAATCATACGCTTTAATTAAAGGTAGATATATTCCAATCATTATGGATAGTATTTCAGATGAGTCGGTTGTTGAATTACAAAAAAGAAGATACTTTATTCAAAATTACACTTTTAAAATGTTAGGTGTTTTATTGGATGAAGAACAGTTTGAGGTTGCACCTGCGGTATCAAGAGTGTTAACTATGGTTGATGTTAGCACAAAAACAAGAGCGAGAAAGGCAGTATCAAAAGAACCTAACCCCGATACTATACCAACAAATTATCAATTTATTGGTTCTAACACAATTTTAAATCAAAATTCATTACCAACCAATTATGATTTTTATTTTGTAAATTCAAATAATGTTGAACATTATAGTGCATTCACTATAACACAAGGAACGGAATTATATATTGGAAAAGATTTACCTTATTTTCCTATGGGTCCCGATACAGGATTAAAAGTTGTTATTGAGAAACAATCTGGTAACACAAACAAAGATTCAAATATTTTATTTGATATCAAATTAGTCTAACGGGTCACCGTAAATGTCGGTTTTTACACGACATTTTTCTTTGATTAAATTTTCTAAAAATCCGTAAATTTTAAGTCCATTAAGTTCACAATACTTTTTAAGAATTGCGTGTGATTCTTCAGAAATCTTTATATTCTTTATTTTCTTGGGGGTTTTTTTCATAAGGTAGAAAAAAGGAAGAATTTATTCATACTGATTTATAAATAGTATCCTTATACTAAGTTTTTTACAAAAATCAACAATATTTATGTATTAAATAAAACAACTTATAAAAAAACAAACAAATAATGGCAACATCAAATAAAGTTTTCGTTTCACCTGGAGTATACACTTCAGAACGTGACTTATCATTTGTAGCACAAAGCGTAGGTGTTACAACGTTAGGTATTGTAGGAGAAACTTTGAAGGGTCCGGCTTTTGAGCCAATCTTCGTTTCAAGTTTCGATGAATTTTCAGCAATTTTCGGTGGTACATCTCCTGAAAAATTTGTGAATACACAAATACCAAAATACGAAGCGGCGTATATCGCCAAATCATACTTATCACAATCTAACCAATTATTCGTATCAAGAATTCTTGGTTTGTCGGGTTATGATGCGGGACCATCTTGGTCTATTAGTACAATCGCAAATGTTAACGGTTCAACAGTTGAATTTGATTCAACCGAATCTGCGGTCTATGTAAACTTTACTGCAACAACGGGAGGAACGGTATCTTTTGGTTCTTTTGCAACCGCAATATTTTACAATGATTTAACAAATCAATATACATTATCTGACGGTACTACATCGTCAATACAATCTCAATTAAATAGTTTTGTAAGTAGTGTAGTTACAACTAATTCATTAAGTGGTACATCTGCTTACTTGTTTGGTACATTGGATAGTACGACTTATAACAGTTTAACAGGTTCAGGATTTACGGGATTAACAAACGTATATGGTGTGGCGTCTTTAAATGATGCAAATCCAAATTACTCAAGTAGAGATAATGATGCTTGGTATTATTCACAATTTAACCCAATAACAGGTAATGATTATTCAGGATATTCATTCTCAGTTAACGTAAGCGACGTAACAGGTGCGACTGGTAGTTATTCGGGTACTGTTAAAGTTTCAGGGGCGTATTTCTTAGGAACCGCTTATACTGAATATAATGATGTTGTTATTGCAACTCTTCGTTCAAGAGGTATTGCTGCATACAACAACTCAACAAATCCTGATTATCAAGTTACAGGAACAACTAATGTTGTTTTAGACTTTAGTGGTGTGTATAGTGGGGCGTCAATCAGTCCTTATTCACCGTTTGGTGTTTCAGGTGTTACATACGAAGGTAATACGTTCGCGTTTAAAGTTTCAATGGATTCTACTGATACCAATTACATTTCAAAAGTATTTGGTCAATCAAATTTTGGAAAACCAAGTAATGAGGTTCCGTTGTTTGTTGAAGAACAATTTACTAATTTCTTAAACTACTCATACAAAAAAGGTTATATTAGAGGTATACAATCATCTGTTACCGCATTACCATCAGCACAAGATGATAATAGTTTAAACCGTTCAATTGGTTGGTATTTAGAACAATACCAAACTCCTGAAACACCATATGTTGTTTCAGAATTAAGAGGTACAAGTGTTTATAAACTATTTAAATTTATCTTAATTTCAGATGGTAACGACGCAAACCAAGAAGTTAAAATTTCAATTTTAAACATTTCGTTTAATAATGGAACATTTGATGTGGGAATTAGAGCTTATAATGATACGGACGCAAATCCTGTTTATTTAGAAAAATTCACAAATTGCACAATGAATGTCGGTACCAATAGTTATGTTGGTGTTAAAATAGGAACGAGTGATGGTGAATACGCAGTAAGGTCAAAATATGTAATGTTAGAAATGAGTAACGAAGCACCTTTAGACGCATTACCGTGTGGTTTTGAAGGTTACTTAATGAGAAATTACTTTGGAGCGGTTACACCATTCCCGATTTACAAAACTAAATACGATGTTGCTGGTGAAATAATTTACCAACCACCACTTTCAACAGTTCAAAGAAGTGCTGGTGATAAAATTAATAGAACATTCTTAGGTCTTTCTGACACAATTGGATATGACCCTGAATATTACAATTATAAAGGAAAACAAAACCCATCTAATATTGCAACGGCAACTTCATCATCTGATTGGGATTTTATATCAAAGGGTTATCACATGGACTCGGGAGCGACTGCGGTCACAATTTCAAGTGTTTATAGTACATCAGGTACTTCCGCTTTTGAAGTTGGTAATACGTCGTTTACTTCCGACCCGACAAATCCAACAAATCCATACTTCAGAATTCAATCAAGAAAATTCACATTGTTTGCACGTGGTGGATTTGACGGATGGGACATTTATAGAGAGTATAGAACAAACAATGACACCTATGTGTTAGGTGGTTCAGGTTATATGAAAGGGGCTGCACCATCAACACAATTTCCAACAGCAACTGGATGGGGAGCGTTTAAACAAATTACGGTTGAGGGTAACTCAACTGATTTTGCAAACACCGACTACTATGCATACTTGTTAGGACAACAAACTTTTGGTAATCCTGAAGCAACAAACATTAACGTATTTGTAACTCCGGGTATTGATTTTGTTAACAACTCAAACTTAGTTGAAGACGCAATTGATATGATTGAATCACAAAGAGCTGACTCATTATACATCATGACTTGTCCTGATTATAACATGTTTGTTGATACTACTACATCAGTAGCGACTGATTTAATTTACCCAACTGAAGCAGTTGATAATTTGGATACAGTAGGTATTGATTCAAACTATACCGCAACTTACTACCCTTGGGTATTAACAAGAGATACTGTTAATAATACACAAATTTATCTTCCACCAACGGCTGAGGTTTGTAGAAACTTAGCGTTGACTGATAACATTTCATTCCCTTGGTTCGCATCTGCGGGTTACACAAGAGGTATTGTAAATTCAGTTAAAGCACGTAAGAAACTCACACAAGATGATAGAGATACTTTGTATCAAGGTAGAATTAACCCAATTGCAACATTCTCTGATGTTGGAACATTAATTTGGGGTAACAAAACTACTCAAGTTGCAGAATCTGCTCTTGATAGAATCAACGTAAGAAGATTGTTGTTACAAGCACGTAAGTTGATTTCAGCAGTGGCGGTTAGATTGTTGTTTGAACAAAACGATGATAAAGTAAGACAAGATTTCTTAGACGCTGTTAATCCAATTTTGGATTCAATCAGAAGAGATAGAGGTTTAATAGACTTTAGAGTTGTTGTAACAAACACACCTGAAGACTTGGATAGAAACACAATGACAGGTAAAATTTACCTTAAACCAACAAAAGCTCTTGAATTCATTGACATTGAGTTCTTGATTACACCAACAGGAGCATCATTTGAAAATATCTAAAAATAAACATGGGAGGGGAAATAAAAACCCCCTCCCTATTATTTATATATAAAACTATGGAATTTACAAAAAAAGTATTAATGGAAAGTTTAGATGTACCAACTAATGGTAAAAAAACTTATTCTGAAAAACCACAAAACATTGTTTTAACTGAATCACAGTTAGAAAGTATCATTGCAAAATTATCAAAAGACAAAAAGTAATGAATTTAAAAAAATCAATTAGAAGACAATTGTTAGAAATGGTAACTGAGGGTATGGACCCATCAGGATTACCTGACCACAAATATTACGCTTTTGATTGGGATGACAATGTAATGAACATGCCAACAAAAATTATGGTATTGGATGACAAAGATAATGAGATTGGTATGTCAACTGATGATTTTGCGGAGTACAGAAACGAATTGGGTAAAAAACCATTTGTGTATAACGGAAAAACTATTGTTGGTTTTTCACAAAATCCTTTTAGAAATTTTAGAGGTGAAGGTGAAAAACAATTTTTGGTGGATGTAATGTCGGCAAGTTTGGGACCATCATGGGATGATTTTGTTGAGTGTATTAATGGTGGGTCAGTTTTTGCAATCATCACAGCTCGTGGACACAACCCAATGATTTTAAAACAAGCGGTTTACAAACTCATCAAAAATAATGTGAGTGGTTTGGACCAAGAAAAATTGGTGGAATCATTAAAGAAATACCGTGATTTTACAGGTGAGGATATTAAAGATGACAATACAATGATTAAAGAATATTTGGACATGTGTCGTTTTCACCCTGTATCATTCGGAACTGGTTCTGAAGCCAATCCTGAAGAAGGAAAAATAAATGCTTTAAGAGATTTTATCAGTTATTGTAAGGAACTTGCAAACAAGGTGGGGGGAAAAGTATTGTTCAAAAATGATGTGTCCAATAATTTCGTGGTACCTTCAATAGGTTTCTCAGATGACGATGAAAGAAATGTGGAAAAAGTTAAAGAATTCTTAAATAAAGAATTTGGTCTAGAGCATCCAGTAACTACATATTTAACAAAAGCTCAAACTAAAACTAGATATTAAATATTTAAATAAATAATAAACTAGAACGCCTAGATAATATAATAGAAAAAATTTGGATAATCAAGTATTTATAGGTAAATAAACTAAAATAACTAAAACAAAAAATATAATAAAATGGCTGACTTATTAATGAAAATGCCCGACCCGTATGAACCAAAACGTAAAAACCGATTTATTTTAACGTTTCCTACTTCATTGGGTATTAATTCTTGGTATGTAGAATCTGCTGCCAGACCAAAAATAACAATTGCATCAAAAGATATTCCTTTCTTAAATACCAAAACTTATGTTGCGGGTATGTTTGAATGGGGAACAATTGGTGTTACCTTCCGTGACCCTATTGGACCATCAGCTGCTCAAGCACTTATGGAATGGGTTCGTTTACACGCTGAATCAGTAACAGGTCGTATGGGATATGCCGCTGGTTATAAAAAGGATATTACTTTGGAAATGTTAGACCCGACAGGTGTTGCGGTTGAAAAATGGATTTTACAAGGTTGTTTCCTAACAGACGTGGACTTTCAGGGTGTGTCTTATACTGATGACGGTTTACAAACCATCTCAGCAACACTTCGTCCTGATAGATGTATCTTAGTTTATTAATATTTCATTTACAAAAAACAAAGTCAGTTTATATTTAAAGCCAGGGGTAATCCTTGGCTTTTTTTATGGAAAACGAAATACAATACGGACAAATGAATTTTAATTTACCACACGATGTGGTACCACTACCTTCACAAGGTTTATTTTATGATAATAAAAAGAAATCGGTTAAGGTTGGATATTTGACCGCCCAAGATGAAAATTTGTTGGCAAATACCAATAAGGGTATTATGAATGTTATTAATCAATTATTAAAAACTAAAATTTATGAACATGATTTTAGAATTGATGACATGTTAACAGGTGATGTTGAGGCAATTTTAATATTTTTAAGAAATACCGCTTTTGGAACTAAATACCAATTAAATTTAGTTGACCCAAAAACAAAAGGTGTATTTGAAGCAACCGTAGATTTAAGTGAAATTAATATAAAAGAACAAAAAAATCAACCTGATTCACAAGGACTATTCTCAACAACTTTACCAATGTCAGGAGATAATGTTAAATTACGTATTTTAACTTACGGAGAAGAATCACTTATTGATGACGAAATGGAAAAATATCCTGCAGGTGTTGTCGCTCCAAAAGTTACAAGAAAATTAGAAGCACAAATTGTCTCAATAAACGGTAATGAAGATAAGAGTGAAATTGTTAAATATGTTCAACAAATGCCAATAATGGATTCAAAACATATTAGAACATTTTTGAATGACGTTGAACCAAGATTAGATTTAAACAAAAAAGTAAGAACCCCGTCTGGAGAATTAATTGACGTAAATGTCAGTTTTGGGGTGGACTTTTTTCGTCCTTTCTTCGGATTATAAAAAAATAATATTAGACGAAACATTTTTTTTAATTAAAAACGCCAACTTTTCTTATGTTGATGTTATGAGTATGCCAACATATGAACGTAAATATTTTATTGGTAAGGTTATGGAAGAGTATGACGCAATACGTGAAGCACGTGAAAAAGCTAATAGATAATATTTATTAATATGTCTGACCCAATACAAGAAGCTGGTGCAACGGTTGATGGTTTATCAAAAAAAGTTGATAACCTTATATTATCAATTGGTAAAAATTTAACAGTAACAGGATTGGTAACATCGGTAAAAGATGCCGTTGACCAATTAAGTAAATTCCAAGACAAAAATATTGCCGTCGCTAGAGGTTTAGGTCAAAGTGCTGGATTTGCAAAAAGTATTGAAGGTGAGTTAGGTAAAGCAGCTGTTAACATTGTTGCCATGGGTGGTAAACTTGAAGATGTTCTTGACATTTACAAAGGAATTAACAACGAGTTAGGAAGAACAACTTTTTTATCTGAAAAATTTTTAACAAATGCAAAAGCAATTAAAACTTTTGGTGTTGATGACAAGACAATAAATAGTTTTGGAAAATTCTTTGATAAAGTTGGTGGAGGTATGGACGCCTCAATAAGTAAACAAATTGAATTAGTTAATACCGCACAAAAATACGGATTAAATGTTGGTCAATTTTTAGGTTCAGTTTCTGACAAATTAAATATTTTAAATAAATTTGGATTTCCAAAAGGTGTTAACGATTTGGCATCTATGGTTGCGAAGTCACAAGTATTGGGTGATACATTAAGTGTTGCGCAAAATTTTGCAGACCAAATTATGGATAGTCCCGAAAAAGCTTTTGAATATGCCGCACAACTACAAACTTTAGGTGGTTCATTTTCACAATTAGGTGATGGTGCGCAATTATTATACATGGCCCAAAATGATTTGAAAGGGTTAAATGACCAATTAATTAATGCGACAAGAGGTATCGCAACATTTAACGAGGAGTCAGGTCAATTTGAAATAAGTGCTAATGAAAGATTAAGATTAAGAGGTTTAAAAAATCTTGGTGTTGATGCTGATAAAATTGAAGAGGCAGCATTAAAACTAGCAAAAAATGAAAAAATACTAAGCGGATTCAAAGGAGTTGCATTTGATGGTATGTCTGAAGAAGACAAACAAACATTAGTTAATATTTCTGAAGTAGGAAAAGGTGGTGAAATTAAAATTGGTGGAAAAGGTTTGGAAGAATTAAATAAAAGTCCTGAAACACTTACAAAACTATTAGAACAAGTTCAAAATAAAGGTAATCAGTTAAGTGTTGACAAAAGTAACATAGATGTTGTACAATCACAAATGTCGGCAAACGAACAATTAACAACATCAACAAATCAACTTAATACTATGTTTACATCAACAATCATTACAGGGTATAATTGGTCATCAAATTTAGATACTATGGCCAACAATATGACTAAAGTTAGTGGTACTATGAGTGAATTCATAACTAATAATAAATCTGCAATGCAAAACGCTTATAATACAGCGTTAAGTACAATACCAAAAGCAGTTAATACTGCTGTTGAAGTTAGTACAGGTGGTGTTATGAGTGACAAAGGTTTGGTAAAACCAATTGATATTAATCAAACTATTGCGGTTAAGGCTGAAGTTAAGTTTGAAGGTTTAGATTTAAAATTTGCGGATGTTATTAAAACTCAAACTCTTGATTATGTGCGTGATGAGTTAAAGAAAAAGGGATATTCAATTTAATAACCCAATTTAAAAATAACAAAAAATCTTATTTTATCTATTTATTAGAAACAGTATAAGATGGCAGACGGCTTATTATCATTTTCAGCATCAGAACAATTTAGAAAAAGATTAATTGTTTCTAACCTGGAGCCTTACTATGTAAAAGGTTCAGGTACCCAGATTATACCTAAAAATCAGGCATACACAAAAGAAACAAGATGGATTGATGTACCGTTGGTAAATCAACCCGACATGATTGATACGTCAATTCCTGAAAAGAAAAGATTATACACGGTCAATCAATATGGTCCTGAAGGTGGTTATAGAACCAGTGCAAACAACGATGTTATTATAAATAATTCAAACGAAGGAGAATTTAATTTTGCTAGCCCACAAACAAAAAAGTTTCAAGAAGCACAATTTTCACAGAAAAATTTAATAACAAAAAATTTATTTGGACCACAAGATGGATGGTCAGATGCATCATCTGAACTTGAATTAATAATTAGACAATTAACAACAAGAGCGGAATATTATACATATAAAGCCTCAAGTTATTCACCAATTAATATTTTATTAAGTAAGGACCCAACAGGTACCTTAGGTACATTATCACAGGATTCGGCACTGGCACAAATCGGGGCGACAAACCTTAGAAAATTATTTGAAGAATCAATTGCTTTAGAAACACTCCAACAAACAGTTGGTAGAGCAAACTTTCTTCAAACAGGGAGTGACCCATATAGAATTTTAAATTTAATAACTGGTAGACAACCACTAATTGAACCTGATTGGCACATTACTGTACCCGATAGTATTTTAGGTAAGGGGTTGGATTTTATATCAAGAGTCACAGGTGTTTATTCACCATACTCATATATACCTGGTGATTATTTTAATAATGTCGGTAAAAAAAGTATTTTAAATCAAGTAATTAACACTGTTACTCAAGCTTTTGGATTTCCCGCTGTATTACCAACTAAGAAAAGTTCATCTGATGTATTTTTAGCGTACACAAGTGGTGGGTCAAGAAAAGTATTATTTAATAATTTATCATTAAACTATTATACCCCTGATTACAAAGCCAATTTCTTAAGTAATTTAAATTTAACGGCACCTAAAGGTAACTACTATATTGGTAGTAGAACTTCAGAACCATTAGATATTGTATCGCCTTCAGGACAAATTCCTGTTAACCAGTTTGGTGTTGAGGTTGAAACAAATGTATACGGACCAAGTAACTTAGGTAAATTATATGAAAACAATGTTGATTTTAAATTTGGTTTAAATCAAACCCCAACCATAGAGGGCGGTGGTGTACAAGGTGGATTCACATGGGTATCACCAAAATACAAAGGAAATGCAGGATTTAAAGTTGGTGTTGGTGGTGACCTTAAAGGACAAGACCCTGAATATCAACCAATTGCTGCGAACTATACAAGAAGTGAATCAACAGGATACCCACTTAAACAAGGTGGTATTTTAGATGATACACAAAGATTAATTAATTCACAACCCGCTGGTTCAAAAAGATTACAACACGTTGGTAACGCCATTGACCAAGTATCTAAGGTGTTTAACGACGGATACAAGGAGATAACAAAAGGTTCAAGAGTAATTAGATACACCGATAACAACGGTGTGTTTAAAGGGGAAGAATACGGTAGAGTATTTGCTAAAGATATTCCATATTATGACAACCAAAAGTTGGTTAAAAGTGATGGGGGTATTAGAAAAAACCCGTATTCTATTTTAGACAAAACATATAACTTAAACATGTATCCAACATCAGGTCCCGAATCAACAACTTTGCAAGGGGGACAAGTTAAGAAGTATATGTTGTCATTAGAGAATCTTGCTTGGAGAACATCAAGAAGACCTGGTTTTAGATACACGGACTTACCCGAATCAGAAAGAGGTCCTAATGGGGGTAGAGTTATGTGGTTCCCACCATATGATTTAACTTTCTCAGAAAGTAACTCAGTTCAATGGGAGTCAAACTCTTTTTTGGGTAGACCTGAAGACATCTATACTTATAAAAACACTAGTAGGGGTGGTACTTTAAGTTTTAAAGTTATTGTTGACCATCCGTCAGTAATGAATTTATTGGTGAATAGAGTTTTAAATAATACTGCATCAAGTCAAATTGCTGACCAAGTTATTGATTCATTCTTTGCGGGACTAACCAAATTTGATATCTATGAATTATCAAAAAGATATAATAACTTTTCAACTACTGAATTATCACAAATACAAAAAGTAATTAATGGCTCTAGTAATCCTGAAAAAATTAAAGATTTAGTAAACCAATCTTTAAATATTGGTGGTGATGCTGCTGGTGGTTCTTTAAGTTCAAACTCAAATGTTGGACAACAAGTGTATACACCACAATTAAGTTCATACAAGTCAACACAGTTTTATTTTGATTATAATAATGGAGGTGGGACAAACTACTCAAACAATGTTGTTGATTATAAAACAAGTGGAAATTTTAGTAAAATAACACCACCACAACAAACTTTAATTTCATCTTCAGAAAATGCTTTAACAGCGTTTACCGAAAGTATTAAAACATTGTTATCATCAAATGCCAACGTAACTGTTCAAATTAGATTACGTTCAAATGTATCATATAATGAAGGAACTAGTATTGAATCTGAAAGAAACACATGTATTGAAGACACGATTAAATCATTAATCAATAATGATAAAAGGGTGAAAATTTCAAAAAGCAATGGTTCGGTTGACGAGACAATACAACCGATTAATTATAAGTGTAGTACAGAAACAACTGACCAATATGGGGCAGGACCTGTTGGATGTAGAAGAGTTATTATTGAAGACATTATTGAAACCCCACTGCCAAACATTAACAATCCAAATGGAGGTGTTGAAACTGGTGCTATTACAGCAATTGATAGATTATTATCTGAAACACAAAGACAAAACGGAAATAGTAATAGTAACCCAAGTGTACCAACACAAGAATCAATCAGTAAACAAGTTATTAGAAAACTATTAAGCGAGGCTGATTACTTTAAATTTATGAAAGAAAGTAATCCTTTTGTTTATGATTCTTTAAGAGAAAAATTAAAATATTTTCATCCAGCGTTTCACTCAATGACACCTGAAGGTTTAAACGAAAGATTAACATTTTTATTACAATGTACAAGACCTGGAGACACAATTCCGACCAAACAACCTGGTGGTACATTGATTGACACCGACGCAAGAAATACTGCGTTTGGAGCACCCCCAATTTGTGTTTTAAGAATTGGTGATTTTTACCATTCAAAAGTTGTAATTGATAGTTGTAATTTTTCGTATGATGATGGTAAATTTGATTTAAACCCTGAAGGTATTGGGGTTCAACCAATGATTGTAGGTGTTCAGATGGGTTTCAAGTTTATTGGTGGTCAAGGATTAAAAGGACCAATTGATGAATTACAAAACGCCTTGTCGTTTAATTTCTTTGCAAATACTGAAATGTATGATGAAAGAGCAACAGACTCTTTACAGGTTTCAGGTTATAACAAAGAGTTTATTGAAAAGACTGAACCAACTGGTGACACCCCTAAAAATACAAACTCAAATCTTCAAAACGAAGGTGGAACTACCATTGGTTCTATTGAGGGTAAATTTCAAAATAGTGGAACAAGTGTTAATGTAGCATATAAAGAAATTGTTAATGACTTTGTAAAAAGTTTTGATAACTTTACAAGTGGTGAATACAACAAACTAAAACAAATTAGTGAACAATACAATAGTGGTATATTAATGTTATATACTAAAGACCGAGATTACAAATCAGGTAAAATGAATGAATTTGGTAGTCCATCGGCAACACAAACCGATTTGACAATTTTTGGTAAATCAACGTTTGAAAGTAAAATTGATACTTTATTTAGTGGATTACTAAACGACATCAATAACAATTCACTAACTATTCAACAAGAAATGTTAAAGCAAAACTTTAAATCTGTTGACCAAACTAATTTTAATAATCAATTAAAAAAATTGGTTAACGATTATAAAGTTGGATTTACCGATAAAATGGTAAACACAAGTAATGAATTATCAAAGGTTCAATTAGAGATGACCAGAAATATTGATAAATTAAACTATGTAGTTCAAACATTAGATGGTTATATTGATACTAAGGGTGTTGCAAAAATTTATACAATAGATAGTGCAACAACTGTAAATGAAATTGGTATTGTTATGAACACCTATTCACCACTAATTAATTTATTAGAAACCAATTTGGAAACTAGACAAATTATAACATCAACATATGATGATAATCAAACTTATGTTTTACTTGGTGAGAGTTTTCCAAAAAATCCCGCAGATAAAAGATTCTTTTTAGTTTTCGGATGGCAATTAGCAAACAATTACAAAGCATTTGAAACACAATTTACAGGTTCGTTAACATCTAAAGATTGGACAAATTTTATTAGCGAGAGTTTAACTAAAAATTATAAAGTACCTGCGGATAATGAAAAAAAGAAAACGAGTCAAATTTTTTCAGATTACGACAAATCTTTTAATAAAGGAAGTGATAAACCGTATGTTCCTGGTGATGTGACAACATTAATTAAAAACAAAAGAAAAACAGGTTTAACCCTTAAGACATCACCAACGGATACTGAAATAAGTAGATTAAAAGACCTTTATACGGGTCAAAACCGTAATGATAATAAAAATACATTTAATGGTAAAGTAATATTCTAATGGATTATTATAACAGATACGGACAATTTTTATTAAACGGTGAACAAACCGTTGTTCCTGGTTTGAATTTACCAAGAAAAAGTACCGACATCAAATATGTCTTTAGAGCAGGTGTAAGTAGATTAGATAAAATTAGTCAAGAATATTATGGTTCACCATTTTTTAATTGGTTGATTTTACAAGCAAACCAAGAATATGGTAGTTTAGAGTGGGACATTCCTGATAATTCAATTATTATAATTCCGTATCCTTTAGTTACCTCACTTCAGGATTATAATAATGCTGTACAAACAAGATTCTATTATTATGGCAGATAATTTCGGTGGTGGTGAAAATATATATTATGAAGAAAACTCAAACATTGTTTTGATTGACCCAAACTCTGTTAAAGATTCTAATGGTGTAAAAAAAGACCGTGTTATCAAACAAGAAAATCTTGTTATGTATGCAAATTTAATTGCTAAGTCAGTACCAAGAACAAAATTAGCGGTAGGTCAAGATTTAGAATCTAGTATAAGTAATACAACAGTTGCATCTATAAACTTTTTAAAACCTCAAGATAAAAATGTTTTTGATACAAGTTATACTGATGAAATTACTGGTGCTGGAAGTACACAAGGACAAGGTATAAATCAAATTAAATTTAATAAAGGACAAAACCCACAACAAACAAATTTTGTTGACACGCAAGTTTTAGGTATTAGGGACATTAATGTTGATATTAAGTTCAATGGTGTACCAACAGTAACAATGACGTTAGTTGATGTACAAGGTAAAAGTTTATTTCAAACAGGTGGTAATTCACCTTATTCTGTATTTTTATATTATCCATACCCACTTTTTGAACTGGTATTAAAAGGATTCTACGGAAAGGCTATTAAATATGAATTGATGTTATTGAATTTTCAAGCCTCATTTGAATCTTCAACGGGTAATTATGTGGTTAATTTAAAGTTCATTGCTAGAACAAGTGCAATGTTAGATGATATTCGTTTAGGTTATTTGTTTGCATTACCACACATGTATAACCAATACAGTATTCCAAATACACCAACAGTTAACACACCTAACTCAGCCACGGCATCAGTACAACAAAACGGAACTGGTGTCACTAATGAAATAACTGTTGAACCGACATCTAAGGGATATTCAAAAATAAAACAAGTGTTTGAAGAGTATAAACGTAGAGGTCTAATTGACAAAAATGTACCCGTAATAACTTTAAACGAAATGTCCGAAAAGTTAAAAAAATATACGGAATTTTTAAATAGAGAATTTGAAAAATTAGATTTTACAAATATTGTCGCTCTTGAGAGGTATAACGAATCCGTAAATAAATTTAGTAAGAAAATTCTTCAATGGGGTGAAACTAATTTAGATACTTCAAAAGTATTGGTATTAAATAATGAATTTAATGTTGGAGTTTCCAACAATAGTAATTTAAAATTATACCCATTAAAGAATTTGTCAAACAGTTTGAACGGTGTAACAATACAAAGTAATGTTGATTTATCAGGAAAAGTTGAAACTGAATTAACATCAATATTAAACAATGGTTTAAAAGAATTTCAATCTGTACCGACAGAGTTATGTAAAAGTATTACACTTGACCAAAAAGCGTTTAAAGTTGACTTTTTTAAAGTAAAATTTAGTGACAGTGATATTAATTATGAAGCAACTTATTTTCAACAAAAACAAAAACAAGTTACAAACCCAAATACCGATGTTGATTTTATTAAATTTAAAAAAGACTTAAAAACTGAATTAGAAAATAATGGAACATTACTTTCGGTTAACAATACAGGTAATATTGATATTATAAAAGGTAATTTATATTACTATACAATTGACCGAGAAGTTAAAACAACTCAAGATATTAAAGGTCAAATAGTTCAAAAATCAAAAGACGAATCAGAACGACTTAATAAAGTTTTAAAAGACAAACTTAGAACAAATGACAACGTCAAAGATTTACAATTCAGACCAACCGTAAGAAATGTAATTGGTACTATAATGGCATCTGTGGATGCTTTTTATCAGTTAATGGATGATGTTCACACAAATGCATGGAATCAAAGAGAAAACACAACAAGATTGAAATCAATTTTCACAACCAATCCATCACAAGAAGGTAAAAACATTATAAAAACCACAACCACCAAAAACCCAAATTATTTTGTTTATCCTTGGCCACAATTTGTTCAGAAAAAAGAAACGTCAAATAAGGTTGAATACGAAATAACATATCCTGGTTCTAAATCAGCCAGTGAGTCAACACAGTCATATAATCCTGTTATTTGGCCTGAAGTTGAATTTGTTGAAGAATACCTTAAAGGTGTTTTAAATAAAGACCGAAATTTTACAACTGATGTAAAACCAAATACTGAATTAATTATAAAATATACACCCGAACACGCAATTGAAATACCACTTAAAAACAATGTGTACCTCCAACAAAAGGTACCTGTTGAAAACTATGTTTATGAAATGTATGAAAGAATATATCTAAACACATTTTATTCTGGTTTATATTATATTAGTGGTATCACACAAGATTTAGTTTTTACCGCATCTGACCTTGAAGTTAATAACGTTACTCAATCACAAGTAATTGGTATTTTAAATAATATTATTTCTAACACATTACCAACCACAACTTTATATAATTATTTAAAAACAACTGCTGGCGAAAACCAAGTGGGGCAACAATGGAACACTTTTATTTCGCAGAATTTTGTTACACCATATATAAATGAATTAGTTAAGAATAGTTCAAAACTATTTAGTGAAAAAGATTTTAATAAATCGGCAAATCCTTTAAACCTTAAAAGTTTAGATAATATTAAAACCGCAATAAGTGCTAACACAACAAACCAAACAACCCTTTTTGATACGTATCCGTTTAGAATTAATGATTTTGCACAAAAAATGCAAGGAACTCCAAACGAAGATAATAGATACATAACGATTAATAGTTACGGATTCAATGACAAAAAATTAGTTATTGATAATTTTTCAGGACCAAATATAACACCATTAACTAGAAATCAAACTAACAAAACGGGTTATGTTGATACATCAACAACGCATACAAGTATTAATAATTTTTATAATACAAGATATGTAAACAACCTTCAAAAGTTTTATACCGAAGGAAATTTAACATATACAACAGATAATAATGTAACATTTACACAAACAACAAGTTTACTAAACACCCCATATTTTATTAACGCGATTGTTGAATCAGGTGACTCGTCAGGAGATGAAAAATATACAAAACTTGGGTATTTGTTGTTAAACTCATTACCACTTTCAACACTTCACGAAAAGTATATTGATAGTACTAATGGAACTCAAAAGGATTATATATTTGCGAGTTTAAATAAATTTTCAGCGGTACACGAATTACCATATGCGTGGATATTAAAAATGGGTTCAGTTTGGTATAGATATAAAAAATATGTTGAAACCAATGAAGATATATTAACATCTATTTGGAAAAATTTTGATTACCAAACAAATTATGACCCAATTACCTCAAACCCAAAAAAAACATATAAAATACCTTTTGACGGAAATCCCACACCACAAGATTTTACACTGCTAGGTTCTAATAGTATCCAAAGTGGATTTTATCCAAAAGTAATTAATAATTTTTATAAATTTTTTACAGATACTGATTTATTTGTTGATAGTAATAATGTATTGACATATGATTTAAACAACACTTCTGCTTTAGATTTGGGATTAGTGGTTAATGGTTATACCAACAATGGTAAACCAGAAGGACCAATTAGAAGTTATTATTCATATCTTGACATTACACAGGGATATACCAATTTTTTTGGAACACAATATCAAGATTATGTGTGTTTATTTCCATCTGCTGGTGTACAACCATTTCAACAATCTTACTTTGAATTAAGAGCTTCAACAAATACAACTCCGATTACCGTTTCGGAAATTGGTCAATCAAACGAAATGTATAATGGAAGTGTTAAAACTTTTTGGAACGCACCAAATTACGGATGGTTTGATAATTTAAAAGTTAAAAAACCAACACCATTTGAATATTTAAAATATGTTAGAACAGGAACAACCGAAAATCAACCTGATTTTGATATTGGCACAACATACAGTTCAATTGAAGATTTATTTGGCGTTTTTTCTAAAGACCAATTAGATTCTTTTGAAACTGAATTTAAAGAATTCTGTAAAAAGGGTGGACAATCAAAAATATTTTCACCCGAAGGTGACAATACAACATATACCAACATTAAAAGTTTATTTAAGAAAATGTTTCTTATCAAACCTGAATCAGGGAAAGATAATATTAAATTAGGTGCTCAACAAGCAGCTGAGATTACAGATGTTTTAAGTAAATTTATTGAAATAAAAGTTTATTTAAAAAACGGTAACCCTAAAAAGTTTGATAGACAACAATTTGGGTATTTTTCTAAAGACCCACAATTTAAACCGACACAACCGTTTACATACCAAGCATATACTGGTGACACAAACCCATTACCAAGTGTAGGTGGTAAAACTGTCCAACAATCAAAAGCCACCGACCCTGAAGCTTGGATTGCGTTACAAGAATACGTAGGGTTTTCAACTATTAGTGGAACAGATAAAACTATAGGTATAGAGTACACTCAAACATCAACAGTTTATGATTTCTTTAGGGATAATCAAATTCCATTTACAAGTGGTAATATTGAATTGTTATATCCTTTAATTAGAATTTATGCTACTCAAAAGAATTTAAATCCATTATATAATCCAACAACGTTCGCTAATGATATTTCAACAATTTTAAACGTTGCGGAAACCAAACGTACGTCAATTGAACAACAATTTAGATTAAAACTCCCGTCATCTATTAATGGACCAAAACAACAGTCAACACAAAATGTTGATTCAAAATTGGATGGTGACATAATAAAACTTGAACAATGGGAATTATTTAAAGCGGTAAACGATAAATGGGTTGCGGGTAGAAACTTTAAGGAAAGATTACTATTTGAAGAATTTTTATTTTTTGACAAAGCTAATCGTGACATCGGTGATGAATTAATAGTTAATACAGATACTATTAGAAAATATTGTACTTGGGATAACTCATCAAATTCAATTATGTCTTTAGTGAGACAATTGATTTCTGATAACAGAATGAATTTTTTTGTTATGCCGGCTTACATTAATTTCTACGGTAAATCAACCGCAAGTAACACAAGTAGAAACTCATCAATCGTAAACAATGCTAATGATGTTTTTAGTACATTTACTTATGTTGATTATATTAATTCCGCACCAAAATTCTTATGTCAATACGTTGACAGACCATCTCAAACATTGTCATTGGAAAATGACCCAAATTATCCATTTAAAAGTGATTCTTTTGATTTGGGAAACCCAACAAATAATCCTATAATCCAACAAGGGTCTGCTAATGAAAAAAATAGTAATAAAGCCGTTGGTTTTGTTGTTGATTTTGGAACCATCAACCAAAGTATTTTTAAATCTGTTGACATAAATCAAGAACAGGGTGTGACATCATCTGAGCAAATTCAATCAACGATTGATTTGGGTAATCAAGGTTCAGGTAAAAAAACCATGCAACAAACAACATCACTGTATGATTTTTATAAAAACCGTTCTTATTCTAGTACTATTAAAACACTAGGTAATGTTATGATTCAACCAACTATGTATTTTGTGTTGAGACATATGCCCATGTTTAATGGAACATATATTATTAGAAATGTTAAACACAGTATTAGTCCTGGAAGTTTTAATACCGAATTTAATGGACAAAGGGTCTCAGCAAATATTAATACAAAAGTTTCCGATGATTTGGCTAGTGTAAATGAAGATTTTTCAAAAAAATTATCGGATAAAGTAAAACAATTAGTTACTAATAATACTTTGGTAACCTTTGATAGTAATTCAAATCAGTATTTGACTGGTGACCAATCTAAAGATTATATTTTATCAGCTAGAACACCTTATCAAGGGTTTATTGTACAAACAAACGATATTACAGCACAGGATTGTGGTGAAAATATTAATGCAACCTATGGTGTAATTGAAATGAGCGACTTTATTTCAAGTTCAATAACTGTCAATGAATTAGTAACACTTATTAATAATTCAACAACAGATACATTATTAAAAACATATATGTTTAGTGTATTATATATGATGGGTAACACAACAGATACTGACGCAAGATTAAAATACAATCAAAATAATTTATACGGTGCCACTGTGGATATCAAACAACCAGGCGCTACTTCATCGTTAATTAAAAAGTATAGATGTTTAACAACAGGTGAAAATTTTGTTAGACCGTTCGCAACATTTGATACCGTCAAAGACAGTATAGACTTCTTTAAAGACATCAACCAAAATAGAATACAAGGATATTTTAATCAGGCTAATGACGATAATAAAAAAATACAAGCGATTATAAAGTTATTTTATGATACTTGGTATACAGCAGGTTCAAATACACAACCATATAATGAAAATAAAAACTATGACACTTGGTTAAGTAACACCCGATGGGCATATACACAAGCAAAAATATTAGGTTTGTAATAAATTAAATAATCGTTATATTTATTAAGAAAAACAATATGAGTAATTTAAAAAATTTATTGGACAACTACTTACAGAAAGATACTGTAATTGCCGAAAAAGATTTAGGTAACGGATATAAAGAAGTTTGTGATTTACAGACTGGTGACTGTTATACTGTAAGATTAAAGGATGGTTTAATTGAAAGAGTGGACAACACTATGAAATTAAACAAAACATTAAGAGTAGAAACACCACAAGGTGTTAAAACATTATTAAACGGTTAATCATGGAAAACAAAGTTTCAAAAACAATATTAGAGGAATTAAAAAGATATAATCAAATCAACAGTTATATCGTTGAACAAGACGCGGCATTGCCTCCACCACCTGCGGGTGATGAACCTGGTGCGGTTGAACCTCCACCACCAGCGGCTGATGATACAACATTAGGTGGTGCAACTCCACCTGAAGGAGAAGCGGCACCTGAAACAGGTGCACATATTGATATTGAAAACGACCCTGATGTTGAAGAAATTGAAACGGGTGATTCTGAAGGTGGGAAAAATGATGGTGGTACTGAAGAACTGGACATTACAGAATTGGTTACCACACAAAAAGACATGCAGTCAAAACAGGAAGAATACATGAATTCAATGATGTCTAAATTAAATGACTTAGAAGGTAAATTAGCTCAAATGGATTCAATCTTTGAAAAGATTAATTCAATTGAAGACAAAGTTGAACAATACAGACCAAAAAGTGCTGAAGAAAAAATGGAACTAAGGTCTTTAGATTCAGGTCCTTACAATCAAAAGTTATCAGATTTCTTTACTGAAAAAGAACCACAAATGAAACAACAAGGAAAAGAACAATATATTCTAACACCTGATGATGTAGAAAACTACGACAAGATGAATGTTAGAAAATCTTTTGACATTGGTTTACAAAACTAATTTGATTTCTGAAAAAATTGTATTATACTTATCTTACATTAAAAGATAAAAAATACAATTATGATGACTGACAAAACATTTGATGCCGTTCTGGCGCAGTACGAACAAAACACAAAACCATTTGGTGACCAACCAATGATGTCACAAGAGGACAGAATGAAACGTTATTTCGCGGCTATTCTTCCTAAAGGTGAAAATTCAGGACAAAGAAGAATTAGAATCCTCCCAACTACCGATGGTTCATCTCCTTTTAAGGAGGTATGGTTCCACGAAATTCAGGTAAATGGTACTTACAACAAATTTTATGACCCCGACAAAAATGAAGGCGGACGTTCACCTTTAACTGAGGTTTACGAAGAACTTATGAAAACTGGCAAACAAACTGACAAAGATTTGGCAGCACAGTACAAAGCTCGTAAATTTTACATTGTTAAGGTTATTGACCGTGACCATGAAGAAGATGGTGTTAAATTTTGGAGATTTAAACACAACTATAAGCAAGATGGTATCTTGGACAAAATCATTCCAATTTGGAGAGCTAAAGGTAATTTGACAGACCCAAATGAAGGACGCGATTTGATTATCCAATTGGTTAAATCAAAAACACCAAAAGGAAAAGAATATACTTCAATTCAAACGGTAATGTATGATGACCCAAGCAAATTGTCAGAAGATGCTGAACAATTGGATTCTTGGAAAAACGACCCAACAACTTGGGCTGACGTTTACTCTAAAAAACCTGTTGAGTACTTGGAAGCAATCGCTCGTGGTGAAGTTCCACGTTGGGATTCGGAAGCTAAAAAATATGTTTACGGTGATGACGCTACTGAAGTATTCGGTGGTACACCTGTGGACCCACAAGCAGGCATGTCACCTGACGAGGAATTACCATTCTAATAAACTAAAACACATCATGTATGGTATCTTGTATGGTACCATACATGATTAATTTATATCATATATGGCTATTAAAAAAAATGATTTCAGCTCAGTAAAGAAAAAATTCTCTACTTCAGCAAAATACAAACCTCAAAGATTTTTTGATTTGGGTTCTGACTTCTTGGACGCTGTAGGACTTCCAGGTCCTGCAATTGGGCACCTAAACATGTTCTTGGGTCACTCAGACACAGGAAAAACAACCGCTTTGGTTAAAGCCGCTGTTGATGCACAAAAGAAAGGTATTCTACCTGTATTCATTATTACAGAACAAAAATGGTCTTTTGAACACGCAAAGATTATGGGTTTTGAATGTGAGGAAGTTGTTGACGAAGAAACAGGAGAATCAGATTGGGATGGATTTTACATCTTCAATAATGATTTTGATTACATTGAACAAATTACAGATTACATCAATAGTTTGTTAGATGCACAAGAAAAAGGTGAATTGGATTACAGTTTATTATTCTTGTGGGATTCTGTTGGTTCAGTACCATGTAAGATGACTTACGATGGTAAAGGTGGTAAACAACACAACGCATCAGTACTTGCAGATAAGATTGGTATGGGTATTAACCAACGTATTTCAGGTTCACGTAAATCGGATTCAAAATACGAAAACACATTGGTTATTGTTAATCAGCCTTGGGTTGAATTACCTGACAATCCATTTGGTCAACCAAAAATTAAGGCAAAAGGTGGTGAAGCAATTTGGTTGAACTCATCTTTGGTTTTCTTATTTGGAAATCAAAAAGGTGCGGGAACAAACAAGATTACCGCAACAAAAGACAAAAGAAGTGTTAAATTTGCAATCAGAACAAAAGTGTCCGTAATGAAAAACCACATCAATGGTTTGGGATATGAGGATGGAAAAATCATTGTA